GCCGTCTTTCGGTAGGCCAACCATAAATTTGGGGAATATTCAAAAGAAAATCAGGTCACCATAACCATCCTTTCCCAACGAATAATAAAATTTTAGTGCTAAAGAAAGCACTAATGATGGTGGCTGTTGTTGCAACAAACACCACTGCAATGGTGGTTAACAAAAACCTCGTTTGAGGATGATTGGACCACCACTTTGAAATGTCAGAGCCTATGGCTTTGACAGGATTTTTAAAGTATTGTGGGTATTTACCCTTGAGGTCATGGAATTGCCTCATAAGGGATCCATACACATAATCACCAGTGATTTCATCTTTCTCCAAAGAGAGTTTAGCTTTTGCCCAAGAAATATATTTTCCTAACATTAAACTGGGAAGAGATAAGATTCAGTCATTGTGATCACCACAAGGTGAGCCACCAAGAATAAGGGATTGCCAACAAACGTTGGAACCAGTTCCCTTGGCTTAATCGATGGTATTTCCTCATCTTGAAACTTGACTTCTCAAGTTTCTTGACTAAGGATTTACGCAATTTGGATTTAACAGAGTTAAACCATTCCATGACCTTATGAAATGAGCTTTTGGGTTCCTCACCTCCAAGAGGGGGGAATTCCTTCGAAAACTCTTTGGTCTTTTTCTTGTCACCATTGGTCTGTTTAAACCAGTCTTTGATGAACCATGCTTTGGCGGCAGCATCGCGCTTCACACCATGTTCTGATTTCAAGATGCCAACCAAGTTGTTTGATGATTTCACATCATCAAAGTCACTAAAGTCCTTGTCTGCATCTAACAAGTCTTGCAAGGTACGGTAACCTTTGCTTTGGAAATCAGAGTTGAGAATCAACCTTTTATTGTCTATTTTAGACAAAATGGTAGTCATCTCATCTTCTGTTAAAGGCGCCCCTTCAGGGCGCAAAGATCTTTCAACTGCTTCAATGAAAGGAAGGAATTGTCGACGAGAATTATAAGAAATGAATTTTACTTCATTGCTTATACCAGTTAAAACAATCTTGTAAGGCTTGTACACTGCATGTTTTGAGGCATTCAGTGCTCGAGTCAACCAATAAAGTCTGTTTCGAACATCCTTGTCTTCTGCATCCTCTTTTTCAGCTAACAAAGCACGAGATGCTTTGGACAAATTTGAAAAAGCAATGTTGACAAGGTTAACATTTGCTGACCCTGCTTTTATCGCAGCATCTGCAAAAGAACTTGTGCCAGGAAGTGGAGGAGGCAAACCAGATTCAACGCGAAGTTTAGTTTTCTCATATTTGAGATCAACTTCAAGTTGTGTGACCTTGTTCTCAAGCTTGGTTTTCCTTTCTTTTTCTGCTTTCACCGCAGAATTCAGCTCTTGGAGTTCATTGTTCAGTTTAGTGATCATTTTTGCATTCACTTCTTTCAATTCTGACAACTCTTCCAGAGCAGAGGAATCCTTAGCTTTCTTCGCACTGGCAATTCCAGCATTGGTGGAATCTTGTGCTTTCCTCAATTGCGCCGCTTGTTTAACAAGTTCAGCTTTAGTGGATTCAGCCTGGGCTTTGAAATCCATAAATGTCTTCTGCTCTTTGTTAAGAGCAGACTTGGCAGCTTCTATGTCTTTCTTGAGGATGCCTTCTTGCACTGCAAACTTGTTACTTGCATTAACAAGGCGATCCTTTTCCATTTTCACAGTGTTCAGCTGCAACATCAAGTCATTCAATGTTGCAACTGGCACAGTCGGGGTGTCGGAGGATTCATGAATGGAATCAATGGTGTCTTTGATTTGATCCCACTCCTCCTTGTCAATCATGACAATAGTTTTCCCTTTAAAGCTTCCAGGACGGACATGCTCACTAATTAGTTGGTCAAGGCGTTCCTTGACCATGATAGAAGTAGAAGCCACTGATGAAGGTGGGGCTACCGATATAGGCAATGACCTACGGTTCTCTTCCGGCAAGACCGGTGATGGGGTTGATCTATCAGCCATTTTCCCGACCTGCCAAACAGGTTTCGTGTCCGCTCATCAGGGGTGGCGCTAGGACATATTCGAAAATTTGGAAAAGATATTGCCAAGTGCACTCTTAGATTTCTCTTTTGTATACTTGTTAATAGCTTCTTCAAGGTCAACTTTTTCCTGACCAGAAACAAAATATTGTTTGCCATACAACAATATTAAAGGAAGTTCTTCCCTAATTAATTCCAATATGTCCCTGTTCCTGCTTGGGTCCAACATAGAAAAGTAATTGCCTATATTTGCAGGCGATTCGCCTGTGTTGGTTACCAGGTCCATTATTTCAGCCCTCTCTTTTATGACAGGTGCCAATTGGGTCCTGTACTGAGAAAGTTGCTCAGTAATGCCTGCCAGCATTTTGGACTGTAATGGTTCTTCCTTGTCCTCTATGCCAAACGCATGGATCATGGCTTTCTTGCAATACTTGTCCAAATAAACCATAGGCACACCAGTCGAAAGTAATTCCACAAAACTGCTCTCGGATGAGAGTGTATTGGAGGAAAAATCCAACCCTGAATTGGGGTACTTGAACACATGGCATGTGCCATGATTGGTCCTGCCAGTGCGTCCAGACCGCTGCAAGAGAGCAGCGTCACTCAATTTGAAGAACCGCCTTGAGGACTCGGTGAGAGAGTGGGACAAAGTGAAACCAATATCAGGTGTAATCACAGTGTCGACATTAGGAAGGGTGACACCAACATCTGCAACAGATGTGGCCAAAATGACCTGTGCATCTGCAAGGTCACCCAGGTCTGATGAGGCACTCAAAATCACACATTTTCGTGAGATGTTGCCACTCATTGACAAAGCCTCACCAACACTGGTCACAAAGACCAGTGACACAGAAGACAAAGGCAAAGAATGAACAAGTGAAATGGCCTGGTCTCTGAAATCGTCTAGACATTGCCTAGACCCTCTGGCTTCCATGTTTTCATGGTTCACCCGGAAAACCCGCCAGATTTTTGCTGTATTAAGTTCAATGATTGGCAGCGTCATCAAATTATTGGGTGGCGTGGCAGAAGCAAAAATTGTTTTCACCCTCAATTTGATGAGCTCAATCTTGATCAATGCATACGCAGGCTCTGAAATGTGGCACTCATCCACAATGACAAGAAAATTCTTTTTGTGCCAGGAAGGGTGCAATAACCATTCTTGGGCAGTCATGTACCAAATTTTCTTAGATTCATCAAGGACCATGCCACTAGTTAAACCACTGGCAGAAAGGTTCATCACACTAGTGACATACGGCACCACAGTTTTCACTATGGCGCTACGTGGTTCTATTACGATGATCTTGTCATACCGAGACCCCTCTCTAAGGGCAAGGTATCTGACAAAGGCAGTTGTTTTGCCAGTACCTGTTGGTGCCGACAAGACAAAATTGGAGCCCTTCTCCCAAAGTGAATCAAGGAAAATGCCAACATCATTATAATTGGGTGGAAGTGACGTCCAAAATTTGGCATATACACTGTACATGAGCCGGTCTAACCACATTGAAAAATTCGGCAACCAAATTGCTGATATCCATTCAAACAAAGGTGGCAAACTGATGAAACCCAAAAGTCCCACCACAAACACATCCAAGAAGGCAGTGTAACCGACGCGGGCTTCCATGTGGACCTTGCCATTGATCATAAAGGATAGTGCCGAAACTTTCTTTGAAAGAGTTGACACAAGCGAGTATGACCTATTAGGCCGTATCTTTTCAACATACCACATGTACATCCAATGCCTCACAAGTAATGAGGAAAAATTTGGACTCCCTGACATTTGGACATAAATGGAGGGGTCAAGAAAACCATAACAAGTTTTGGCCAACATCATTTGAAGATCAGCTGGCCCGATGGCGCCATTCTGAAGGGCCATTAAGTCCATTGGCCAGGAAGTGACCCTTGCCATTTGACTTTGTAAGGCTCTAACATGGCCAAAATTAAACAGTGTGGGATTAACCATGTCAGGAATGAGAGCAAAACCTCCCATCAAACTGTCCCACAGTGACACAGTGCCATAAGATATGATGTTGTTGTCTGGTTTCAGCTCATCAAAGTCATCATCAATGTCATTCACAACAAACCTAGCATCAGGTTTGTACCAATCACGAAGCACCTTCTCATAGGACGGCACCGGCATTTTCATGCTGCTGGCTGCCCTCTTCAGAGACCCAGTGTTCTTCATGATTTTAGATAACTGTTGATAAATGTCAGGATGGTGAGCAGTCAAAGACAAATAACTCAACAATCGCTTATAACGATACACTGGGTCCATAGTCTTGACAGAAGCAGTGACTTTTCCAAGCAACCGTTCCCGATCATGTGATACGGCAAATGTAGGGGTGACTTCCTTCAACCCTGCTGCCTTGAAGTCTTTGAGATCTCTAGCATTAGGGAACCTCACTTTCTTGCTGAGGAAAGGAATGTTGCTCAACTTACCAGAAGCTTCAAGTAACATAGTTACGTTGAACCCAGCCATGACATGTTGAATGTTGCCAAAGGTCCAAGAAGCAGGCTTAGTGGCCAAGTACGATAGCACATGGTCATCCCCATAACAAGACAGCTCATTATAATGTTTGAATTCTTTGGCAGAAAGGCCAGTGAGCTGCTTCCATGCCATCAAATACAAGACCACAGTGGCAATGGAATTGTCCATGGACGTGGAAGTGTGACCGGTGGTCAAACCAGTTCCATCATTGTACACATCTCCAGTGGATGTGGTGTTCAGCAATTGTTTGGACACTTGATCATAGTTCACGTCAATCAACGCGGCTATTCTGTCTCGATCTTTGTGGTCCTCAAACCCTTTCTTTCGAATGGCTTTGATCATGTCCAGGACACCACCTGTCAAAGTGGAATCAAACTCTTTCATGTCTCCTGCAAAATGGTGTTGACATCTGTTGTGTGCCTCATATGTCCTATTCATCCAATACCCATTCAAAGGCATTCCCACCTTAATAGGAGTCTCACGCCATTTAAAATTGTGATTGGGCTGATAGTTCCATATGGTGGACATTATGTAATTGCCAATGGGTACACCAATGACAGTGCGCACCTTGTCAAACATCCATTTCCTAGGCGGTAAAGCTTCACCTTTCACTGAAACATGAGCCACAGGGGTCATAAGTGGGGCTTTTTCAAAGGTGGACCTCCACAATTCCTTAAAGGCTTTGAAGCCTATTGAATTGATAAAATCTTTCCTCGAATGCTTTTTCCAAGGTCGTGTAGGGTCGCGCATGAAACTCCCCAGAGCATGTTTCTTTTCCCACATCCTGATAATGTAGTTAAAGGGTGTTAACCTGGAGTGACGAAATATGTCACCCAACAGAAACCATGCATCATCTAGCTCAAGGTCCGGGAAATCAAAAGAAGGAGATTTGAAATAACGGGATAATGACTCAAGTTCATTCCCTTCATTCACATACTCTTCTGACCTTCGGAATTCCACTGCCTTAACACGCAGTGGGTCCAGCAAGTGGTCAACCTGCATTTTCCTGGAATGAATGCCTTGTTGCCAATTGGTTCCAGTGACCACCCATGAAAAGTAATCACTCCTTTCCGCAAAATGGGAAGGGCTTTGTAGTTCAACATTGATAGGCCAACCAAGATCTTTCATCATTTCAAGGGTGTCCTCCATAGTGCCTTTGTTGTAACTACCCACACTACCACGAAGGTAGGATGGCAAACCAATGTCTGAAATGACTATGGACAAACGGGCCATGAAACCCGAGAAAGCACCAATCACATTCCCTGTGCCACGAGCAGGGGCAAAACCCTCTCTTCTGGCCCATTTGCGACTCACGAATTCACCTTCAACCAACACATTGGCGAACCAGGTCATCCAGTAAGTGGCAGTCCATTTAATGTACAACCATAATAATGGGTTGAAAAGTTGAGCAACGAAGTCAAGTAGTTTGTAAAGCAAACCGGACAAGAACCAAAACTGTGTTGGGGAGGAAACCAAAACTAGCCAAACGCTAGCAATGTAAAACCTCCACAACACAAACAAGTTCAAAATTCCAACTTTGACCTGGTTGACCAATCTCAGCAAAACCCACAAAATGGCCAAATGCCACACTAATGGACTGTAATGAACTGCTTTGTCAACAGACAACACGAATCTCGACCAGAGCACTGAAGATACAACATACAAGTTCAATTGGTGGTCTTCCACCACCTTTTTGTCCTTGACCACGTTCAACAGTGGATTCCCTGAATCTCTGGAATTAGATAACAACAATGTGGTGACAAAGTATCTGGTCCCCACTATTCTGCCAAAACTGAATTCACGTTCAGTCCATAAAGCTTGTTCTTCACCAATCTCATTGATGAGAGCAACTTCACGCCTTAACCAAATCCTGAAGGTGAACATCAACATCACTACTGCAGAAAACAGCAGCAAATGTAAATGAAAACCTATCAAGGGGATCAATAAAAACCAGTCCAAGACCGGCAGGATACTTACTAACAAAAGTGGCCATCCAACCACTAACAAACTCAAGAAAATGGCCCAAAGGGTCATAGCACTAACAAGTGCAATCTTTCCAAACCAAATGGAAGGAATTAGAGCAAAACTCAGAAGCTCGGTGATATACA